CCAGTGGGCCGTCTACACCCACGCCGCCCAACGAGCCACCCACGGAGACCACCAGTGAGCGAGCTCGCCACCGTCACCCCCATCCGCCCCACCGACCAGGTCAAACGAGACCGCTGGGGCCGCTACCTCCTACCCCACCCCGACACCGGCAAAGAACAAACCTGGACCCGCGCCACCACCATCGCCAACACGCTCGCCGACCGGTATGGGCTCGAACAATGGGCCAAACGCAACGTCGCACTCGGCATCGGCGCCCGCAGAGACCTCTACGCCCAAGCCGCCGCAGCGAAACCTGACGACAAGGCCACGCTCACCCGGATCGTGGAACAGGCCGAAGAGGCCGCCTCGAGCAAGGCGGGCGCGAACCTCGGGTCAGCCCTCCACCGGTTCACGGAACGCATCGACGCCGGCGAAGACCTGGTCGTCCCCGAGCCCTGGGCTGCTGACGTCGCCGCCTATACCGCCACCATGAAGGCCAACGGAATCACCGTCGCCCCCGGGTGGATCGAACGCATCCTCCTCGTCCCCGAGATCGACGCCGCCGGCACCTGCGACCGGCTGTGCAACGCCCCTCAATGGGATTGGAGCGGCCCCCGCATCGCCGACCTCAAGACCGGAGCGGACGTCCTCCGCTACGGGATGACCGAGATTTCCCTCCAGCTGGCGATCTACGGGCACGCCACCCACTGGTATGACCCGGTCACCCACGAGCTACACGAGATGCCCGAGGTAGATCGTGACTGGGCGATCGTCATGCACCTGCCCGTCGGCAAAGGCACCTGCACCATCTACGAGGTCGACATCGCCGCAGGCTGGGACGCAGTCCAATTAGCGATGCGGGTACGCCGTTGGCGGCAACGCAAAGACCTCGCCCAAATCATCAACGTCCCACACATCTCGGGAGGGGGGTCAGAGGCGCCATGCGTACCGCCCAGGGCCACCGACGCCGAGCGCGGCAGCGCACCCCCCTCCCAACCCACCGACGAACAGGCCTACCTCGACCTCCTCGACCGTACCGAGTGGGTGCGGGACCGGGTGCAGGCCATCAAAGCAGCAGGCCACGGAACCGCACTAGCGCTCGAATGGTCCAAACACCCAACCATCCCGACATTCCCAAACGGTGGCCCCACCACCAACGAACAGGTCACCGTCATCGCACAAATGTGCGACCGGGTCGAAGCCGAATACGACATCCCGTTCGGTGACTCCGACCCGACAACCCCCAAGCAAACCAAAGCCACAAGGACACGAACCACATGACCGATATCGACCAGTTCCTCGCAGGCAGCAAGTCCTATCCTCTCATCAAGATCAACAGCGAAGGCGGAAAAGTCGTCGGGGACCTCGTCGCAGCCCGCCTAGTCGATGAGCGCGACTACGACACCGGCAACATCGTCCACTGGTCCGACGGCACACCCCGCAAGCAGATCGTCCTCGACATCCGCATCGACTGGCCGGCCAGCATCGACATCACCACCGGCAAAGAAGGTGTCAACGAAGAAGTCGGCTCCTACTACTGCCGGTTCACCGCACAGCTCGCCCTACGCGAAGCCTGTGAAACCGCTGGCGTTCCGCTCTCACAGGTCGGCCGCATCGCGATCGCCCGCCTCAAGGATGGAGTGCCTCGCAACCCCCGCAACAAGCCGCCGCAGCAGTTCCGGGCCGAAGTCGCCCGCGCCACTGCCGCCGCAGGTGTGGACAGTCTCCTCACCGCACCCCTAACAGCCGACGACATCTGACCCGTTCTGGTGGTTCTCGGGGTGCGCTGGCGACATCCCGAGAACCACCCCCACAACAGAAAGGCTGGGGCACGGTTGACCGTGGCTCCCCCCACCAGTAACGGCCGCTACTCAAACGACCCCGACCGCGACTGGATGCTCCGCGCACTCCGCGGCGAAACCACCTCAGAGGCTGCCTACCAGATCGTCGCCAACACCCGGTGGATGTGGCGCAACGGCCAACTCGCCGCCGACCAAGAAGCCATCACGGCACTCAACATCGGCGACAACAAACACCTCGACGACCCGTTGCGCTTCGCACCGCTCGAGGAAACCTGGCAGCCCCCAGGCGACTACGACCCCACCACCCAAGCCGCCTTCGATGAACGTGCACAAGAACCTGACTTCGCTGCCGGCTACCAGCCGTGGGACGACAGCGAAAACAGCTACGACCCCGACTGGGTGTCCCTCATCGTCGACGGCAAAACATGGCTCACATCCGGGCCCGACCACCCCGACCCCCTCTGGGGCGACACCCACACCATCCTCGCCGCCAAAGGACAACCCACCACCATCGCCGGACCCCAAGGCGCCGGCAAATCAGTGTTCGGGCAACGACTCGCCCTCGGATGGCTCGGCATCATCCCCGACATCCTCGGCATCCCCATCACACCAGGCGACCGCAACGTCCTCTACCTCGCCTCAGACCGCCCCGAACAAGCCCGGCTCTCCATGCGCCGCATGATCGCCGACAACCAGCTCGACATCCTCGAGGACCGCATGCGCGTCTGGAAAGGCCCCCCACCCGAAGACGTCGCCAAACAACCCCTCATGCTCCTCCACATGGCACAAGCCGCCGACGCCGGATACCTCATCATCGACTCCGCCAAAGACGTCGCCCTCAAACTCTCCGCCGACGAAGTCGGCGCCGCCTACAACTCCGCCCTACAACACTGCGTCGCCCACGCCGTCGAAATCACCGCGCTCCACCACCCCCGCAAACTCTCCGGCGACACCCGAGACAACCCCGTACGCGTCCTCGACGACCTCTACGGCGCCTACTGGATCACCGCCGGCAACGGATCCGTCGTCTACCTCCAACCCGGCGACTTCGACTCCTACACCCTCACCCAACTCAAATCCCCCAACGGCACCAAAGCCGAGATCCCCTACGAACACGTCACCGCCACCGGCGACATCCGGCCACCCTCAAACCCCGACCTCGCAGGGATCCTCGCCGACGCCGGCTACGACGGCTGCTCCGCAGCCCACATCGCCCGCTGCCTCTACAAGACCACGGAACCAACCCAGGGGCAGAAACGGGCAGTTCAACGTGCCCTCAACGAGCTCGCCGAGGACGGGATCGCGGAGCGGACGGGGAAGACCCGGAACACCGCTTGGAGGCTGACCGAATGATTCGGACATTCGGACAGCCCGACCAGGACTTCCATCGCGACAACCATTCGGACACCCCACCCGACATTCGGACAAACCCCAGGTCAGAGATTCGGACACCATTACATTCGGACAAATCCCCCCCCCTCTATAAAGAGGGGGGATGTCCGAATACGGACAACACCCCCAGGAGCCCTGCGTGACTCACCCCTCCAAGCGCAAAGGCGACAAGTACGAGCTCGAAGCCGCACGGCTCCTAGCCGACCTCACTGGCTGGCCTGTCCGCCGCAAGTTGGGTGCCGGCCGAACAGATGACTGCGGAGACCTCGACGGCATCCCCGACACCTGCGTCCAAGTCAAGGCGTACCGCGACATCCAGCGAGCCGTCCGTGAAGTCCTCGACGAACTCCCCGCCCAGCAAGCCAACGCCGGGGCCACGTTCGGGTTCGGGATGGTCCGCCGCCCCGGAGGCCGCTGGTTCGCCGTGCTCACTCTCGAGCAGGTGTGTGCCCTGCTCCGCGAAGCCACCAGCGAGGTAGCCCGATGAACAACCCCACGGAAATCAATGTCGCCATCTGTGACGCTCTCGGCCTTGACTTGTCCCGCATCGTCAAAGGCGGTGTCAAGATCCACCTAGGCAACCTCGGGCCCGTGATCGAAGTCACATACCAGACCTGGCACGACGACGACCTAGGCAAACGCTTAGAGCACGTCCTCAAGCGCTACAGGCTCGTACCCCTCGAGGACAGCCCGTGAGGCGTGATCATCTCCCCCTCGTCACCCTCGACGGCCGCCACGCCGGCGAACTCCTAGCCCACCCCTGCGGCTGCGGACGCCCCCGCTGCACCCTCGGCGAACACATCTGGCAATCCACCCGCGACATGACCCCCGGCCCCCAAGCCCAAAGTTACGAACCCCGCGCCACCACCACCCCCAACGGCAGCGACGACGACCCACCCCCCGACCACACCCTCGCCGTCGACCTCGAATACACCCAAGCCGTCCAAACCTACTGGGACGCAGCCCGCACCCTCACCCGCCTCATCGACCGCCACCGCCCCGACCGGTGGACCCCACTCCCAGACCCCGCCTCCGATGACCAATGGTGCCGGCACCACCTCGAAACCATCGGCCAGTGCGAATCACGGTTCAAAGGCGACGAATGCCGGATGTGCAACGAGCTCCGCCGCACCTACGGCCACCTCCCCGACGCCGACCTCATGCGCACCCGTCACCAGCTCGGCTACCTACCCGGCAGAGCCGTACACGACTGGCTCCAACGCTTACCCCGAGCCCGCAAACGCAAGGCCCGCAAAGCATCATGACCACATGGACTCTTCTCATCAACACGCTGACCCTGGCGCTGGTGGGAGTGACGCTCTACTACCACCGCCGGACCGCCCGTGCCATGCAACGACGCATCGACATCCGCAACGCACACCACCGCGACTTCCATGCGGACTGCCAACATCAGCACTGGTCAGGTGACTCGCGGTCATGCCCACGTTGCGGCTCCTTGGACCTCCGAGGCCACCCCAGCACCCAAGCGATGGGCCTGACCTGCAACGTGTGCGGATGGATCCGCTACGTCGACCCCGACACGCACACCTTGTGGGATGCGGTGACTCAGCCACCTTGGACAACAGCGCACAGGTGACGTCATGACCGACGGTGCTTGTACAACCTTGACCAGCACTGTTAGTGTCACCAGTACAACTCGGCTCATGGTCCACCAGTCCGCCCCCACCGCAGGGCGGACTGTGTCATCTGACACTTGACCGATGTCGCATACTGTGGGCATGGCGGACACCGCGGTACTGGTCACCACAGATCAGGCGTACGAGTACGCACTACTCGAGGCCGACAGGGACCTGATCCCCAAGGTCAACGACCTCGACATCGACGGCTGGCACCTGGTGAACGTCATCGCCGTGGATGCAGGGTGGCGCAACCGCTTCGCTGCCATCGTACGTAGGGCTATCGAGCCACTGCCCGATCCACCCAGTTGGGAAGCGGGCTGGTACCCCGATCGCAGCAGGCGACACGAGTCCCGGTACTGGAACGGCACAGCCTGGACCCACGCCGTAAGTGACGCCGGCAAGCAGGGCAGGGATGCCCCCACCCTCCTGCCCCCCACCCCCGGACTGAGGGCGCAGTAGCCCACCACATGCAGGGGCTGCCATGCCTGCCAACGGACGGTGGCCCTACTGCGACCCACGCTGGACCCTCGTATCCAAGCTGGTCAAGGCACGTGACGGCTACCGGTGCACCGCACCCGGCCCACGCCACACCCGCATCCTCGATGTAGACCACATCATCGAGTGGACCAAGCGACCTGACCTCGCCTTCGACCCCACCAACCTGCGTACCCTGTGCCGCCTGCACCACAACCGCAAGACGCACAGTCGGCGACGCAACTCGCGGCCATGGTGAACTCCAATTTTTTATGAGGTCGCCACATCAGGACCCCACACCAGTCCGCGTTTCCGTTTGTGGGGGATTTTCCCGGGAGGCACCGTGACAACTCGTCGACGGCTCCTGACCACTGTTGTCGCCAAGGGCGACTATCGCCTGTCCCTTGAGGCGTTGCGGGACCATTTGGCGGGGATGTTGGATGCGGGGGACGGGAACGCTGCGACGGCCAAGCAGTTGACCGAGGTGTTGCGGCTGCTGGAGGCTCTGCCGACGGGCAAGGAGCGCACGATCGATGACGAGCTTGCTGCCCAGCGTGCAAGGCGTGGAGCTCCCGACGCACAGCACGGGGCCGACGGTTCGGAAGTCACTGGGCGACGACGCGGCGGACCTGGCTCACATCGCCGGTCTGGATCTTGACGGCTGGCAGGCGGACGTCCTTTACGGGGCCCTAGGTCTGACGGCTGGGGGTAACTGGTCTGCGTTCGAGGTGGGGCTGATCGTTCCCCGCCAGAACGGCAAGGGTGGGGTGCTCGAGGCCCGCGAGTTGCATGCTTTGTTCCGTGAGCCGGATTCTCGGCTGATTCTGCATTCGGCCCATGAGTTCAAGACGGCTAAGGAGGCTTTCAGGCGGATCGTGTCGCTAATCGAGGCGACTCCGCTGCTTCGTGCCCAAGTCGATCATGTCCGGTACACGACGGGCGAAGAGGGCATCGAAACGAAGGACGGGAGCCGGCTCAAGTTCGTGGCCCGTTCGTCCGGGTCGGGTCGCGGGTTTTCGGGGGATCTGATCATTTTGGATGAGGCGTACAACTTGTCGCCGGACATGATGGCGGCGTTGTTGCCGACGATGTCTGCCCGGCCGAATCCGCAGATCTGGTATACGTCGTCGGCGCCGTTGCCGGTGGCGAGTTCGGATGTGTTGCGGAAGTTGTGCAACCGGGGGCGGTCCGGCAGGTCGGAGAGCTTGGCGTACAGCGAGTGGTGCGCTGCCCATGAGGATTCGGTGGAGGATCGGGAGGCGTGGGCTAGGGCGAACCCGGCGTTGGGGATCCGGATCACCGAGGAGTTCATCTCCCGGGAGTTGGAGGCGTTGGGCCCGGAGGATTTCGCTCGGGAGCGGTTGGGGATCTGGTCGGATCTCGACGCTGGCGGCGGGGTGATCGACCCGGAGAAGTGGGCGGCGTGCGAGGACCCGAAGTCGAGGCCGTCGGGCCCGTTGTCGTATGCGGTGGATGTGGCTCCGGATCGGGCGTGGGCGTCGATCGCGGTGGCGGCCGATGGTCCTGGCGGGGTGCATGTGGAGATTGTGGATCGCCGGCCGGGTACGGGTTGGGTGGCTGAGCGTGCGGCGGAGTTGCAGCGCAGGTGGGGCGGGTTGTTCTTTGTGGCGAAGCCGTCGCCGGCGTGGTCGCTTGAGGAGGAGTTCGCGGCGGTGCGGTTGGATGTGCGGCCGGTGGTGACCGAGGAGCATTCGCAGGCGTGCGGCGATTTCTTCGATGCGGTGGTGCAACGGAAGGTGCGGCACATCGGCCAGTCGGAGCTGGACGCGGCGGTTGCTGGGGCGGACCGCAAGTTCTACGGGGATGCCTGGTTGTGGTCCCGCCTCAAGTCGGCGGTGGATATTTCGCCGTTGGTGGCTGTGACGTTGGCGCATTGGGTGGCTCAGAAGCGGAAGCGGAAGCCTGGGATCTTGTGAGGTAGCTGGTATGGCGTTCTGGAGTAACTGGTTCACTTCGACGCCGAACCATGCGGGCACGTCGACTGTGGGCTATGACCCGGGTGATCCGGATGGGGTGACGGTCGAGACGCCGGATCCGGTGGAGCCTCGTTCGTTGCCGGCGTTGATGCCGTCGCCGTGGTCGGGGTGGCCGGCTGAGTGGTCGACGCCGAACTGGTCGATGAATTCGCGGTTCAACGAGCTCATCGACGTGGCGTGGATGTGCTTGGACTTGAACGCGTCGGTGCTGTCGACGATGCCGGTGTACCGGACTCGTGGTACCCAGATGATCGAACCGACAACGTGGATGTCGAACCCGGACCCGATGATCTACACGTCTTGGCACGAGTTCGCCAAGCAGCTGTTCTGGGACTACCAGCTGGGTGAGGTGTTCGTGTTGCCGATGGCGGTCGGGTTTGATGGGTTCCCGGCCCGGTTCCGGGTGATTCCGCCGTGGCTGGTGAACGTCGAGATGCGGGCCGGGACCCGGGCTTACAACATCGGGTCGATGGATGTGACTGGCGAGATCTTGCACATCCGGTACAAGTCGACGACCGACGGTGCACACGGCGTGGGCGCGTTGGAGTCCGCGGGCGCCCGCATGATCACCGCCGGGGTGCTGGCGAAGTATGTCCGTGAGGTCGCAGCGAACGGCGGGGTCCCGGACTACACGCTCGAAACCGAGATGGACATCGACCGTGCGGACGCCGAGGACATGCAGGCGCAGTGGATCGAGTCTCGGCGGTCGAAGCCGGGTGTGCCGCCGGTCATGTGGAACGGCGTCAAGTTGCAGACGCATCAGTCGATGTCGCCGCGGGATATGGCGATGCTGGAGATCTCGCAGTTCACGGAGTCCCGGATCGCCGAGCTGTTGGGTGTGCCGGCGCCGCTGGTGGGGTTGCCGTCGGCTGATTCGTTGACGTACAGCAACATCACGTCGCTGTTCGAGTTCCATGACCGGCGGGCGTTGCGGCCTACGGCGACGTCGGTGATGTCGTCGATGTCGTATTGGGGTCTGCCTCGGGGCCAGTGCGTGGAGTTGAACCGGGATGAGTACACGCGGCCGCCGTTCGATCAGCGTGCTGATGCGTGGGTGAAGCTCACGACGGCCGGGATTGTGACGGTGGATGAGGCTCGTGCCGCGGAACGTCTACCTGCTTTGGATGGTGAACCGGTGTCGAGCTCTGTGGACGGTCAGGATGCGGCGGTTGCGTTGTCTGGCGGCCAGTCGTGAACCATGTCGAGGTCGAGCACCGGAATTCCACGGTCGCTGATGTGATCACGCGTCAGCGGATCGTCGAGGTCATCGCTGTGCCGTACGACGAGGAAACTGACGTGGTGTGGCGGGACGACATATGGCACGAGTCGTTCGACCGTAAGGCGTTCGACGGCGTCGAAGCCCATGTCGGTCGCATCCAGGTGAACCGCGAGCACGTTAAGGGTGACACGGTCGGCAAGGTGATCTTCGCTGACCCGTTGCATCCGGATGGCCTGTTCGCCCGGGTGAAGATCTACGGCACCCCTCGTGGCGATGAGACGTTGACTCTCGCCGAGGAGGGTGGCGCGTTTCCGTCGATCGGGTTCCGGCTCAACCGGTTCTCCGACCAGGAACTCGATAAGCGAAGCAGGACACGTCGGATCATGCGGGCGTTCTGGGATCACCAGGCGTTCGTGGAGGATCCGGCGTACGAAGGGGCCGGGGTGTTGGCTGTCCGAGCGGGACAGTCTGGCCTGGTGGTGGCTGATAGGCCGCTGCTTGAAACACCGAACCTGGATGAGTGGCTGAACGACCCCACGTTTAAGTGGGCGTCTGAGCGCTTCCAGCAGTAATCGCACACCACTGGCCCCGAGCGGGGGTCGGCGAAGGCCCAGAGCGTGGGCAGTCGAGGCGTGCTCCTTCACCCATCTTCTTTCGAAGGAGTGCCCCCGTCATGGGAGTCAACAGTCAGGCAAACGACGCCATGATTCGGCGTCTCGAGTCCGAGCTGGAGGAACGCAACGCGTTTGTCCAGGGCACCATTGCTCGCGCGCAGGACGACGAGCGCGACCTGAACGACACCGAGAAGACCACGCTCGCCGAGACCCGGGCCCGCATGGCTGCGCTCAAGGAGCAGATCGACGAGCTCGAGGCCACCGCCAAGTTCGCTCAGGATGTGGCGCAGCGCGCCAAGGACATCGACCTGGCGATCACTACCGCGCGGCGCACCGGTTCGGCCGAGGTCGAGTACCGGTCGGTCGGCGAGTACATGGTCGACTACGTCGCCGGTTCGACCGGCAGCCGGTCGGCGATGGAACGGCTCGAGCTCTACACCCGTGCCGCCGCCCACCAGAAGACGACCGACAACCTCGGTGTCATTCCTGATCCGATCATGGGCGGGGTCCTCAACTTCATCGACCAGACCCGGCCGATCGTCAACATCCTGGGCCCGCAGGACATGCCGTCGGCGACCTGGTACCGGCCCAAGGTAACCCAGCATGCCAGCGTGGCTGCGCAGGGTTCCGCTGGTGCGGCCGCAGACGAAAAGGCTGAGCTCGTCTCCCAGAAGATGACGATCACCCGGCTGACCGGCACCGCGGTCACTTACGGCGGCTACGTCAACGTCTCGCGGCAGAACATCGACTTCTCGTCGCCGCAGATGTTCGACGCCATCGTCAACGACCTGGCCGCCCAGTACGCCATCCAGACCGAGGCCGCTCTCGGTGTGGCGCTCATCGCCGGCACCAACAACATCGAGCTCACCACCGCTTCCGGTGGCACCCCGACCGCGGCCGAGCTCACCGCGGCCCTGTGGACCGCTGTGTCGAACATCTACACCGCGGTGAAGGGTCAGGGTCAGGTTGTGTTGCTGATCCAGCCTGCGAAGCTGGCGAACTGGGGCACTCTGTTCGCTCCGGTGAACCCGCAGAACTCGCAGTCGCCCGGCTTCCAGGCTGTCGACTTCTCGCAGGGTCTGATGGGCACCGTGTCGGGCATCCCGGCGTATGTGTCGGCCGGGCTCGTGTCGGCGCCGGCGACCACGTTCGGGATTGTCATGTCGACCGCGGCGGTTGAGGTGTACGAGCAGCGGATCGGTGCCCTGCAGGTCACGGAGCCTTCTGTCCTCGGTGTGCAGGTCGCTTACGGCGGCTACTTCACGCCGATGACCGTTGAGACCGGTGGTGTGCAGGAGATCGTCAACCTCGCCTAGGAGGCCGACATGTTCATCAGCGACGAGGGGTTGGTTGCCGGTTCCGTCAACAGGGCGGAACTGGCGGCCGCCTATGAGGCGGCGACGGATGAGGCGGTCAGGGCGAACCTGGCCGCCGCCGGTGCCGCACACGGCATGGTCGTTCACGGCGGGAAGTTGGTTGACCCGTCCGTACCTGCACCGGCCTACCTGGTCGGCGAGGAAGGATCTGAGCTGCTCATCGAGGCGGACACCAAGGATGCGGTTCAGGACATCGAGAACCTGAGCGCTACCGCGGAAGCCGTCTCGGAACCGCCCCGTTCCGGCCCCGGCTCGGGCCGCGACGCCTGGGCTACCTACGCCGAAACCTTGGGTGTCGAGGTGACCGACGACATGACTCGAGACGACATCATCGCCGCGATCGAACTCGCGGAAGAGGAGTAACCGATGGCTACTACCACGTTCCGTGAGGACTATCTGGGTCGTGACCTGGTGGCCCCGACGTCCAACTCGTTGGACCACCTGGGCCGGGTGACCACGTCCACGGTCGATTCGCTCGGCCGTTCGTTGCGTCGTGTGGCTCGGGCGAACACGACGGCGGTGACGCTGAACCAGGAGATCCAGTTCCTGACCGGCGAGAAGTTCACCGTCACGGTCGCGGGCACCACTGCGGCGTCGCCGCCTGCGGCACCGGCTGTGGGCGCCACCGTGGCTGACGGCACCGCGACGTTGCTCCGCACGAAGTAGGGGGGCCTGTCGATGGCCGCACCGTACGCGTCGCTCGCAGAGTTCAAGGCATGGTCTTCTTGGCCGGCCGACAGCGACGATGACCCTGCGATCACCGATGCGTTGACAGCTGCGTCTGCGGCCATCGACAACTTCTGCTCCACCCACTTCTGGCAGACGGCCGCGGGCACAACCCGCGTGTTCGACACGTGCGACCCCCGGAAGCTTCGCATCAACGACGCTGCGGCGGTTACGGGGGTCGCTACGGACAAGGATTCCGATGGCACGTTCGAGACGGTCTGGGATCCCGCGGACTTCCAGCTCCTCCCGCTCAACCCCGCCGCCGCCCCAGAAGTCCTCCCGTTCACAGCAATCAGAGCGGTCGCAACCAAGACGTTCCCGGCCCCGACGAAACGGGAGGGGATCATACGGGTGACCGGCACATGGGGCTGGGCTGCCATCCCTGAATCGGTCGTACAGGCAACCCTGCTGGTCGCCAACCGGCTGTTGAAGCGCCGCCAGTCACCCGAAGGCATCGCCGGGCTTGACGACTTCGGCACGATCCGGATCTCGAACCGTGAGGACCCCGACGCCGTCCGCCTGGTGACCCCGTACCGCACGAACCGTCGTGTGGGCGGCTGGGCGTTCGCGTGACGACTCTCACCCAGGTGCGTGACGGGCTGTTCACCCGCCTCGACACCATCGCCGGGCTACGGGTCTACAAGCAGGTTCCCGGAAACGCCGAGTACCCGGCAGCGCTCATCTACCCGCCTACCGCCGTCGACTACCGGGACGACTTGGGTGCCGGCTCGTATCGGGTGCAGGTGGTCGTCATGTTGCTGGTGCCGGCGACGGTCGACCGCAAGCAGCTCGACCTGTATCCGTTCCTTGACCGCACTGGCTCGAGCTCGATCTTCGCCGTGGTTGAGGCCGACCGGAGCCTGGGCGGCCTGCAGGTGGATGCCCGGGTGGTGTCGGCACAGGACCCGTTGGATCTCGGCGATATGGCGGGCACGAAGGTCTATCAGCGTGCCGTGATCGTCGAAGTGATCGTCAGCTAGCACCCCTGGAGGGGCCACGCTCATGGTGTCGTACAGCTACCAGTCGATCGGTTACTCAGGTACCGACATCACGTTCACCGCCCCCACCGGCGGGGCCCTGGCGGACGGGGTCAATCCGCCGGACGCCAGGGGTTTCTTCTGGATCAAGAACGCCGCGGCCGGCGGCACGATCACGGTCTCCATCTTCACGGAGGCGACATCGTTCGGTGTCGCCATCCCTGACATTGCCGTGTCGGTACCCGACGGCGAGCAACGTCTGATAGGTCCGTTGGTGCCCGACCTGGGCGCCGTCGCGCTCTCTGGTGGGATCGGGTTGACGATCACGGGCACCTTGACTGGGGTCACGGCCGCGGCCGTCAAGGTCCCCTAACCGGCTGTGGCTCTCACCTACCAGCAGACCGGGTATGCGGGCGCCAACATCGTCTACGACGCGCAGACGATCACCGCGGTAGCGGAGTCGTTCAACAAGGCGAACGGGGCGTTGGGGCCTGACCTGTCGTGGGTGCGGCCCGCCATCTTCACGCACGGGTTCCCGTTCCAGGTCAACGCGAACCAGTGCCGCATCACAGCGAACGTGGCCGGCACCTACGAAGACATCGCTATCCCGACCCCGAGCGTCGACACCCCCAACCTCACCGTCACCTCCACGACCACCGCGATCTCCCACACCGGATCTGCGGCGTTCGTGGCCGACTGTGGTGGGATCACCCGGTTCCAGCTACTCGACGGCGGCACCAACTACCGGGGGTACGCGTTTGGGGTGGGCCGGAACAACACGTTCATCCCCGGTGTCGACCTGTGGCACTTCCTGCTGTTCCGGGTCAACCGGGTCGGCGACCACGTACTCATCGCCTCAGACTTCCAGCCACTCGCCAACATCACCCTGCCAGGCACGCTGACGTTCACTGCGAGTGGCCCGGACATGAACGCCGTGTTCACCCACGCCGGGTCAGGGCCGCCGTTCAACGTGTCGGTCAGCGACAGCGTCTACACGGACGGGATCACCGTCCTGGGTGGCAGCATCGTGGTCACCGGCAGCGACACAGCATCGATCGACATCGATAACTGGGGTGTGACCGGCGACGACGCCAACATCGTCCCCGACCCCCGCGGGTTCCTGTGGATCAAGAACTCCGACGTCGCTTCCAAGACTGTTGCGGTGACCGTCCCGGGGTTCCGGGCGGCGGTCCCGTACCCCGACGTGAACGTGACGTTGCCCGCGGGTGAGCAGCGTCTGATCGGTCCGCTGGTTCCCGAGCTCGCCACTGTCGCCGGCGGTCGCCCGCTTGTGGCTGTCAACTATTCGCCGAACGTCACCGGTGTGACCGCCGCCGCGGTCCGCGTCTAGGAGGACCCCCCATATGGCTCTGCTCGCCACGCAGCAGATCAAGATCACCGGCCTCAACCCCACGTTCGCTGCCGCCGCCGCGTCCGACACGGTCGTGCCGGATGATCGGACGTTCGTCATCTACCTGAACACCGACGCGGCCACGAGGACGGTGGCGTTGGTGACGCCGGCGAAGCTCGACCAGTTCGGTCAGGCGCTCCCGGATGTGTCGATGACGATCGCTGCGGTGACCGGCATGGAAGTCATCGGGCCCATCACCCAGGACTTTGCCGACCCCACCACAGGGTTGGCGACCGTCACGACCTCGGCCACCGCCAACGTCACTGTCGCGGCCGTCCGCATCTAGGAGGAACCGATGCGCCTGTACCACCCCGATCTCGGCACCGAGTACGAGTGCCCCGACGACGACGGACTCCTGGCCGTGATGGCCGAGTCCGGATGGAAGGTGGCCCCGGAACCCGAGGCGCCGGCGCCCGGCTTGGCCCCTGAGCCGGTCAAGTACGCGCCGGTCGAGTCCAAGCCTGCCGCCAAGCGGACGTCAAGCAAGGCATCCACCGACTGATCCCCGGCCATTCGGCCATCCCGCTAGTCAATCGAGCCGCCTATAGGGGCGGCTCTTTCGCGTCCAAGGAGAATCATGGCAAGAGCCGCCTATGACGGGATGGTCAGGATCCATGTCGTCGCCGCCATCGCCAATATCGCAGCACCCACGGTGGCGGAGATCAACGCCGGCACCAACATCTCCAACTTCGTCCCCAAGGACGGGTTGACACCCCCCGGCACCCAGAACTACGTCGACAACGCCTCCCTCGCGGAGACGTTCGACGCCCAGGTCGTCGGTTCGTACGGCGGAGCCATAACCGTGATCGGCATCCGTGACTTCGCCACCGACACGTTCTGGGACCTCGTCGTCTACGGCACCAACACGCACCTCGTGGTGCGCCGAGGCATCCTTGTCGCCACGGCGTTCTCTGCGACCCAAAAGGTCGAGGTGTACCCGATCCAGTGGCAGGAACCGCTACCGCTGCCGACCGCGACCAACGAACTCCAGAAGTTCAGCGCAGGCGCCGCGGTGCGGAGCCAGCCCAACATGAAGGCCGTCGTCGCCTAGTGCCAGCGCTGCGATCCCTCGAGGACATGTCGCCAGAGGAACGTCTGGCGCTCGCCTACTGTGCGCCTCGAGGCATCCCGCTTTCGGTGTTCCTCGGCCGGGTTGTCGGCAACGGTGACCCGCAGTGGACGCCGCGGGACGCTGAGGCCGCGGTCTTGTGGCACATCGAACAGAGCGCCCGTTGTTCGGGTTGCGGGCGACCGCGCAACGAGTGCATGGTCGAATTCGCCGAGGCACCGGAGTACGAGGTGACACCTATCCGTTGCTGGGCTTGTGAGGCCCGGGACAAGATGTCACAGGAGTTCCGGGAGAAAGGCGGTTCCGGTTCCGGGCTCTACATGACTGTGGCGAAGGTCGGCTGATGGGCACATCACACAACGGCGCCCAGTTCGCAGCGAAGCTCGACAAGCTGGGGCGTGAACTGCGAGACGTCCAACGTCCGCTGAATGTCACCGCGTTGGCGGGCAAACGCATCTTCCAGGCCGCCGCCGCGGGCGCTGGCGCCTCCCGGCTCGCTCGGGCCCGGTACGACATCCGTGGTGAGCAGGCGGTGATCCGGTACGCCGGCGCTAAGGCGCATCTGGTGAACAACCCGACCAAGTCGCACCGGATCACGCCACGGAACCGGCGCCGGCGGCAGGGCCGGCAGGCGTTGACGATCAACGGTGACGTTCGGGCGTCAGCAAACCATCCGGGCACGAAGGGCAAGCGGTTCTTCGAACAGGCCCGCGCCATTTGCCAGGTAGAGCTGCCCCGGGTCTATGGGCGTGAACAGCTGACCGAGCCGTTGCGGAGGATTTTCTAGGTGGACGCTAACGACATCGCCGCAAGCATCAACGCCGGCGACTGCGACGACAACCTCGAGGTCCTGTTCAAGGCCCTGTTCGCCAGGGCTGCGGACATCGACACCGAGTTCTCCTGGAAGATCACCCTCGACGGCGACTCATGGGACCGCGAGACGGTGACGTTGGCCGAGCTCGCGTTCGCGGAACAGCACCTAGGCGTGCCCTACGTGCAGTTGAACCCGGTGTCGTCCGTCAACCATCTCGTCACGTTGATCGTGGCCCACAACTATCGGGTCAAGGGCATGAAGCTGGACCGGGCGCTCGATGCGGCCGGGAAGTACACGGCTAGCGACCTCACCGACATCATCTCGGTGCACGAGGTGAAGCAGGCCCCAAAAGACGGCACGCCACAACCCGGGACGTCGTAACGGCGTGCATCCGCGCGTACGGATGGCTGCCCACCCTCATCGATTCGCAGCCGGTCGGACCGATCGAACGAGCACTGAGCCCCGCGGAGTGACCTGATGGCATTCACTGAGGCTCTTCGCCTGGTCGTCGACGCGGACACGCGTGGTGCGGTTCAGGGCCTTGAGAGACTGGGCGATACCGCGGACCGTGAATTCGGCCGATCCGAGAAGAGCGCGGACAAGTGGGGCAACCGGCTGACGTCCCTTGGCACGGGGATGATCGCGTTCGGTGGCGCCGCGCTCGTGGGTCTCGGTGCTATGGCGAAGGCCAGCGAGGAAGCCAACCTCGCTCAGGTCAAGTTGCAGAACACGATCGACAACATGCCGAAGCTCGCCGGCTCGACGGCGAGCGAGTTCACGGACCTGGCCGACTCGATCCAGAAGGTGACGGCCGCGAACGCGGAC